TCATTCGAGCCGGATAAAGCCGATGACGAGTGCGACGGAATAGATTTCGGACAGGGGGAGTTCAAAAGGGTCGTAAGCAGGGTTATCTGATACAATAAGGATGTGTTCTTTGTCTGAACCAGGTTTGATGCGTTTAAGGATTGCCCCTTGTGCCGTGTCGAGAACATAGGGGCGATTCCATTGGAAGAAGACCGATGTCATCGCTTCACGCTGGCATGCCACGATGTCTCCTGATTTATAGGTGGGGAGCATCGAGTCGCCATTGATAGTTATCAGGAAGTTTGCTGTTTTGAATTCAGGAACGATATAGTGCTCGCATTCATAATCAAAAGCTTGTATCTCTCCGCGCAGTGCCCCAGCCATGGCACTGAAAGGAATGAGGGGGATGCCTTGTTGCCCATCATCTACATGCTTTGTAGGATAGATGGCCACTGCAGGCCTTTGCTCGGCAATCGTAGGCTCACTCTCATCTGTGGCTTTGAGCATATCACCATTGCCTGTAAGAAGCCATTCTGCAGAATATTCGGGATAATTTTCAACGAGCGATTCTATCCATTTGGCTTGTATGTCTGTACCTTTTGCTATAGCTCGTGATAGAACCCCCTTGCTTGCACCTATTTTTTTCTCCAGCGCGCCGATAGTTATCCCTTCGTGCTTGGATAATTCCTGTATGCGTGATAAAATTTTACACATAAAATGAAAATTATCATCCAAAAAGTTTGGATGGTTGAAAATTATCGCTATCTTTGCAGCGTGTTAAGTTTATTAACAGCGCCCAAAAATACGAAAAAGGGGCGAGAGAAACAAACATTTAAGATTAAAGAATATGAACGAGAATCTTTTAGACAAGGTCAGCACTGAAAAAATAGAAGCGTTGGTTAATGCTTTAGATGCTGTGATTGGTGACATGCGCAGTGTTGAAGATAGTCAGCTTGTGCGGTTCCGAGACAATGCCTATTACACCTGCCTCTCGCTTACCGACATGATTTTAACAGCGCTCAAACGGCGTGTGAATGGTATTCAAGGTGAATAGATTGTAGGATGACAAAGCGAGTAGCACGGACTGCCGGGTCGCTCCCGCAGGGTTCGACTCCCTGTGCTCGCCCAAAGCAAATTATTAAAATCGACAGATATGGATAAGAAAATTTATGTGAGTAAGAGGGATGCGGCCCACCTACGTAAAGTTTTCGGCTGCTCGAAAGTGATGGTGTGGAAGGCACTGAACTTCAAAAGCGACAGCGACCTTGCACAGAAGATACGCTACACAGCCCTCATGCAGCTGAACGGCATCCCCAACTGGAAACAGGAGGGGATGGAAACAACCCACGAGGAGGCCGAGCGCACAACAACACAAACCTTTGGCGAGCGTGTGAAGTTAGTGTTCGACCGCGAGGATGGTACGACGAGTGTGTTTGTAGACGGTGTTGAAACCCGCAAGGAACAGAACCTGAACATTCCGGCTTTCATGGGTCTACAGCGTGAGGTTGAACTGATGGCGATGAGCCTGTAACCTTTTATTCATCGGGATGGAATATTTCAATAAGATATTGTGCGTAACCTACGCGGAACTAACTGGAGGTAGCGAGCCTGTTGTTACAGGTGGTACGCTACTGAAGAATGTGAGCCGTGGCAACATCGTCAGCGTTCACCGTGGAGGTGGCGAAGGCGGTCAGGCACTCTACGCATGGAGTTCCATTCCTCAAAAATATAAGGAGCGCTATATGGAACGTTACGGCGACCCCGAGCAGCGCATGAAGGAAGCCATGATGCGCGACCGCATCAAGCTTGACGGAGAGGCACGTGAGTTCTTTGAGAACTTCACCTACGAGAAGAACGGCAAGCAGGAACATCTTACAGAGAAGCTCATTGAAGAGTACACCATCAATGCCAGCGTACTGAAAGAGCTATTGAAGATGATGGCACAGCGTCAGGCCATCCGTCAGAGCCTGAATGCCAGCACAGGCGGAGCATGGGAGGTAATCTATCAGAGTTCTGAAGCTATGCGTGAAGAATATCAGCACACCCTTCCACAGAATGAAGCACGACTGAAAGCAAAGCTCAAGGCTTTCAAAGCTGGCGGGTATAGTAGCTTGATTAGCGGTAAGGTGGGTAATCAGAATACAATTAAGATTACACCCGAATTCGGACAGCTGCTTATAGCCTTGAAACGTTGTCGGGTTCCTGTATATACGGATACGCAACTCTTTGAAGAGGCAAACCGCCAGGCAGAAGCAAACGGCTGGAAGCCGCTGAAAAGCCTTAGCGGCATGAAACGATGGCTGAACAGTGCTGCGATTGAGCCACTATGGTATGATGCTGTATATGGTGAGCAGGCTGCACGACAGAAGTTCGGACGTAAGCACCGCACGGCCTTGCCCGTGAAGCGCGATGCCTTGTGGTATGGCGACGGCACGAAGCTCAACCTGTATTACAGGGACGAGGACGGTAAGGTGCGGACCACGCAGGTCTATGTGGTCATTGATGCGATGAGCGAGGTGATGCTTGGCTGGCATATCAGCGACACGGAGGACTACGAAGCGCAATATCATGCTTACCGCATGGCCATTCAAACCAGCAAGCACAAGCCTTATGAGATTGTGCACGACAACCAGGGCGGACACAAAAAACTTGACGCTGACGGACTGTTTAAGAAGCTTTGCCACGTGCATAGGACCACGCAGCCTTATAACGGCGAGTCAAAGACCATTGAGGCGGTGTTCGGCCGGTTCCAACAACAAGTGCTGCACAAGGATTGGCGCTTCACAGGACAAAACATCACGGCCAAAAAGATGGCCTCTCGCCCTAATCTTGAATTCATCGAGGCAAACAAGGATGCCCTCTATACATTAGAGGAGCTGCAAGATGCTTATGCAAAGGCTACGAAGGAGTGGAACGAGATGGCGCATCCTGCATACGGCAAGAGCCGACAGGAAACCTACGACAACAGCGTGAATGAGGAAACGCAGCCGGTCACGGCACACGATATGGTGGATATGTTTTGGGTGACAGCTAAGCGCATGAGCACCTTCACCGACCAAGGCATCAGCGTCACCATCAAAAAGCAGAAACGGCAATACGAAGTGATGAGCCAGCCAGGCGTGCCAGACCACGAATGGCGCCGCCAGCACACCTACGAGCGGTTTGTTGTTAAGTATGATCCTTACGACTTCGGAAGCGTCCGACTCTATAAGAAAGAAGCTGACGGCAGCCTGAGGTTTGAACGCGTAGCCGAACCTTATGTTGTGATACATCGCGCCATACAGGAGCAGACCACAGGCGAAGCTGCCTTTATCCGTCAAGAACAGACAGCCAACACCACAGACCGCATTGAGCGCACCATTGCAGGACGTGAGATAGAAAAGGCTAACGGCATGATGCCCGAGCAGCACGGACTACATAGCCCGAAGCCTAAAGGTATGACGGCAGCCGAACGCCGGCAGATAGAACGGCGCACAGGCATTTACAGCCAAGCGCCTGAAGAGTATAAAATAGGACGAAAGACGAAGCAAGTGAGCCTTGAAGACTGGTCAAAGGTTGAGACAGCAGTGGTCGACATGGCTGCGGTAGCAGGAAAGTATTAGCAATTCAACGAATTAAAAAAACAATATGATGAGCAAGTTAACAACAAACGAGAAGGGACAAATCCAAGAGTGTTTGCGGCTATACGTCAGCAAATATCCCAGTCAGAACAAGGCAGCACAGAGCCTCACGGGCACGAGCAGCGCAACGGTGAGCAGCATTCTGCAAGGTAAGTGGGAAAACATCAGCGACGAGATGTGGCGCAACCTCGCATCACAACTCGGCACCACGACCACCACCGACTGGCAGGTGGTCGAGACAAAAGCCTTTCAGGAGATGACCCTCGTCATGAAAGATGCCCAAGCCGTGAGAAATGTTACGTGGATCGTGGGCGAGGCTGGCTGCGGCAAAACCACCACAGCGCGCCTCTATGCTACTGAAAACAGCGAGGTGTTCTACATCTTGTGCTCTGAAGACATGAAGAAGAGCGACTTCATTCGCGAGATTGCACGCCGCATCGGTCAGCGCACCGAGGGCTACAGCATCAGAGAGTTGCTCGACCGCATCATCGACGACCTCATTCAGATGCAAGCACCACTGCTGCTTTTCGACGAAGCCGACAAACTGCCCGAGCGCGTCTTTCATTATTTCATTGACCTTTACAACCGCTTGGAGGACAAATGTGGCATCGTCTTCCTGTCCACCAGCTACATCAAGCGGCGCATGACCATGGGGCTGCGCTACAACAAGTGTGGATACAACGAGATTCACTCTCGCATCGGCCGCAAGTTCTACGAATTGGAACCCACCGCTCCCCACGATGTCTATGCCGTATGCATGGCTAACGGTGTGACCGACAAAAGTCGCATCTCAGAGGTTGTAAAAGATGCCGAGGCGTATGATTTCGACCTGCGCCGCGTGAAGAAAAATATCCATCGCGTAAAAGTGATGCAAGCGCAAACAGCAGTCAAGTAGCGTTAAAACAATCCTAAAATAGTAATCAAATGGCAAGTGGAACAAAAGATGCAGCACAGGTGATTGCCGAGCTCACGGCGACGAATGCTAATCTGCGCGAACAAATAAAAAGTCTTGAAAAAACCTTGTGGAAAAGAGACCATCCCGTGCTGCGTCGTGCACTGAGCGTCAGCGACGTTATGCGCATGAAGAAAGAAACCTACCCCTTTGAAGGGGCATGGGAAGAAGCCTTCGGTTGTCCCGAGAAAAATGGCGTGTGGTTTGTGTGGGGCAACAGCGGCAACGGCAAGACGAGTTTCATGTTGCAGCTTTGCAAAGCACTGTCGCACTTCGGCCGCGTGGCCTACGACAGCTTGGAGGAGGGCGCATCGCTGACGATGAAGAATGCCCTGATGACGGCTGGCATGCAGGATGTGGCACGCCGCTTCGTGTTGCTCGACCGCGAGAATATGCAGCTGCTGTCGGCACGCCTCGGCAAGCATAAAAGTCCCGACATCGTGGTTATCGACAGCTTTCAGTACACCAAAATGAGCTTCAAAGACTACGAGGCTTTCAAAGAACGGCATGCCAACAAACTGCTCATCTTCGTCAGTCAGGCCGATGGCAACAAGCCCGCTGGGCGCACGGCCGTGAGCGTGATGTATGATGCGAGCCTAAAGATATTCGTCAGTGGGTTTCGCGCCATCAGCAAAGGGCGGTATTTCGGAAGTAAGGGGTACTACACCATTTGGGAAGAGCGCGCAAAGATGTATTGGGGAGAAGAGCAAAAAGAAAAATAGTATGGCAAACAAGCGAGACAACCTACTCTACAGATTACGGAAGAAGGGCGTGAGGGCGAACACGCGCGAACACATTATTTTCTTCGGCGTGGGTGGCGAGCCGTTCAAGATAAGGCAGATAAGGCGGCTGTGTCGTGAGTTTCATTTCAATGTGCAATTAGTAATTGAGTAAAAAGAGTATGAGTAAGGAAAGACGGATAAAGAAAGTATATATCGCAGGAAAGATAGGTGAAGATATTCTTAGCGATACAACTCGCAAGAAATTTGCAGAGGCAGAAGCGTGGTTGAAAGCAAAAGGATATAAAGTGTTTAATCCGACTCAGAGCGGGCTTGGCATCATGGCAGAGAACTACGCAAAGGCATGTGGCACGAACTTCTATGAAGAGATACTTCTTCTTGACATTATGCAACTGAAACGGTGTGATATCATCTGTCTGCTTCCTGACTGGCACGAAAGCCCAGGTGCCTTGGCAGAGTATTACTTCGCTATGGCAATAGGTAAGAAAATAAAACAGATTACAATGCTTGGAAATAAAATAGTAGATTGGATATGAGCAAGGAAAAACGAACAATAGAAATTGCCCCAGGGCTGATGAGTCCAGGAGGGCGCATGGGAGAGCGCTTTTTGAGCCGTAGCCACGTGTGCAGCTATTGCCAAGGCAACGGCTACCACTGGCAGGAAAACTGCTATCGTGAACGCTACAAGCAAGGATGCCCCGTGTGTAAAGGCAGCGGAAGGCTTGATGCAGTGATAAGCATTCAATGGAGGGCAAGCAATGATACAGGTAGGTGATAAATTCAGAAATCATTGGGTCGGACATGAAGAATGCTATGAGGGACGGATTTATCAGGTGACGGGTTTCCTTGAAGGTTGCACTTGCGGAAAGCCTACGTTTCTTACTGGCAAGCAGGAAAGCCCCCGACGTCCCCATTTGCATGTACGGGCCAAACTGATAGAAGCTCCGGCAAAGTATATGGTAGGTGAAAACGGTTTCGTATTCGGGCCTTTTGATGTCGAAACACTGCGCGACATCGATGCCCCTGATGAGAGCTGGATTGAAATCGTTCGGCAAAAAGGTGACCAACTGAGTTTGTTTTAAAGATAAAAGTTAAACGGAAATGGAAAAATTAAAGTATTATTCAATGATACCGCACGACAAGCCCGAGTGGCTGCTGCGGTTGCAAATGGAGGTAAGTCTACACTACGCCATGCGTGGCATTGACAACACGCCCGAGGAGTGGATGGATTTGCTCGATTTCATCGACGCCTTCATTCATAGTCTCTACACGCGCCGCGACATCAACGTGAGAAGTGAGGTAACAACCGACCTGATGACCGAGGATGGCAAGACACAATTGCTCATTAAACGCAATGGGAAGCCTTTGCTGGTGTATTACATGCAACCCTCAAACGAACCGCAATGACCCACGAACGCAACTATGCCCGCTTTTACACGCTGCTGAAGCTGCTGCCCAGTGCAGATAAGGAGTCGCTCGTAGCGCAATACACCGACGGCCGCACCACCTCGCTGCGTGAGACTACACCGCAGGAATACGATCTGATGTGCCGCGACATGGAACGTCTCACGGACCACGATGCGCAGCGCGAAGCCTTGCGCCGACAACTCCGGTGCAGGCGTAGTGAGGTGCTCAAGCTCATGCAGCAGCTCGGCATCGACACCACCGATTGGAACCGCGTAGATGCCTTTTGCAAAGATGTGCGCATTGCCGGCAAAGCCTTCCGCCACATCAGCATCGACGAATTGGAGGCCCTTGCCGTGAAACTGCGCATCATCGAGCGCAAAGGGGGATTGAAAGCCCATCCACAGCAGCCCGAACAACCCACAACAGCAGTCCGCCTGCAACAAACCATTGTGGTGGTTGCGGCGGAGAAAGCAATCGAAAATTAAACATTTTATTCAACATCAAGATATGGAAACAACAGTGAACATTAAGAATTTAAGTAAGGAGGAGCGGGCAAAGCTACTCGCTGAGTTACAAAACGAGGAAAAACAAAGTCGCATCCAGCGTCGCGAGACCTACGAGAGTCTGCGTGCCGAACTGATGCACAGCGTGGAGGAACGTCTGCAACGCGTGGCCGCTGACGTGCAAAGTTTTCACCAGTGGCTGCAGGGTGAGGTCGAAGGCTTTGTGGGTGTGATGCGCGATTATGGTCAGCTGCGCAAGAGCGACCAGCGCAGCTACACCATCACCGACGGCAACTTCCGCTTAGAGGTGGCCAGCAACAAGGTGAAAGGCTTTGACGAGCGCGCCGACCTTGCTGCCGAACGACTCATCGACTACCTCAAACGCTACATGCAACAAAGTGAAAAAGGTGCCGACGACCCGATGTATCAAATGGCTATGACGCTGCTGGAACGTAACAAAGCCGGCGATCTTGACTACAAGAGCATTTCGAAGTTGTATGAATTAGAGGATAAATTCGACAGCGAGTACGCCGAAATCATGCGCCTTTTCAAAGAAGCCAACGTCGTGCAGAAGAACGCCATCAACTACTACTTCTCAAAGCGTAACCCCGAAACGAATGTGTAGCAGCGCATTGAACCGAGCTTTTGCAGGATGTAGGCCTAAGGCATATACAGACTTTACGGCATGGCAGCAAATGGGTTGCCATGCTTTTGCGGTTAAAAGAAACAGACAACAAAACAAATTTCGAGAACAACATGAAAGTGGACAATGAGCGCCGTCGTGGCGTGAGCTATCTCAAGCGCGTGGCCGACGTGAACGCGATATATCAGCAATGGGCGAGGTCGGGTCTTTCCAACCGAGAGATCTGGCGCCGTTACATCTATCCCGTCTATGGCATCAGCGAGCGCGCCATGTATAAGATGCTTAAGATTGACGTGAAAGTGCGCCGCGACAACAACGACTCGCCTCGTCCACTTTTGCTCTTCGATTTCGACGACGATGGAAAATGATTTAACACAAGTGCTTGCCCGCATGCTGAGAGACGTGCAGGTGGAGCTGAAAGATGAATTCGACCAAAACTTCGCGCACCAGGCTTTCTTCACCGAGAAGTGGGCACGTCGCCGCAGCCCCTTGCGCCCCGGACGCGCCACATTGGTCGACACCGGCGGTTTGCGCCGCAGCATTATGAGTAAAATCACCCATGACGGCGTAACGTTCTATTCCACACACCCTGCGGCCGACCTCCACAACGAGGGTGGCGAAATCAAGGTGACGCAGCGCATGAAAGGCTATTTTTGGCATCGTTATTACGCGTGTGTAGGCGGTTTCGGCCGCAAGAAGAATGGCGAAAAGCGCAACGACCACCGCACACAGCAGCTCAGCAGTGAGGCCGCCTTTTGGAAATTCATGGCCTTGATGAAGGTGGGCAGCAGCATCAAAATACCTCGGCGGCAGTTCCTGGGCGCGTCGGCAGAAGTGGAAAAGGCTGTGACGGAAATCATTGAGCAAAACTTAGAGGAATATTTTAACAACGAATTCAAACTGAACGGAAAATGAGAAAAGAATTGTATGCAGCTCTCAAGGCAGCGATGGAAAAGATTGAAGCAGTGAAGCACGTCGACCTTTGGAACCACAACGTGGAGTTCATTGAGCAGGAAGACAGTTGGGCACGTCCCGCCGTGTTCGTCGAGTTTGGCCCGATAGCGTGGCAACCCTACGTGGGTGGTGGCTATCGTGGTGAAGGTAGCGTCAGGTTGCACGTCGTAACCGACTGGTTAGAAGGCGGACAGGAAGCCGCTTGGGCCTTGATTGCCCAAATTCGCGCGGCCATGGACGGCGTGGAAGGCAACAGCTTCCACGGCCTGCGTCTCACAGAAACCATCACCAACCACAACCACGAGGATATTCTTGAGAGTATCGAGGTGTATGGCGTGAAAGGTGTGTTATAG